TTTCATTGTTCTTGTTGTTTAAAGGTTTCGTTAAAGTATTTTTCTGATATTTCTGTAGTACCAATAGAAGGTCTATATCCTTGATAATGTGCATTAACTATCTGCTCCTTCTCTATTTCTTTGGCTTTATGTATAGCCTCGTATAAAAGTTTATTGTCAAAAGGTGAGTAATGTTCCAAAATCTCACTCTCCAACCATTCTACTGCTGTTTTCATTGTTATTGTTGTTTGTTTAATACGTTTTGATGCAAATAGTTCCCAATCTTCTGAAGTCATTGAATCTAAAGCATCATCAAATTCTTTATTTAATTTTTCCCAATTTGCCATTCCTTCATTGTTCTTGTTGGTTAAATTTAATTTTCTTTAATTTATTGGAATATACGAAATCTTTTTTACTTCTCCATCTCCTCTAACTTCTCCACTTTTTAGCAAACTCATCATCTGTTTTGATTTTGTTGATGAATTCTTCTTGAGTGTAAAGAGAGTATTCTTCGTTAGTAAAAAACCCATCAAAAGATTCTTCCAATTTTAACCATTTTCTACTAAAAGTACCTTCATCAGCATTTTTACAATAATTCTTGTACGCATCACTAACTTCTGTTTTCATTGTTCTTGTTGTTTAAATGTCCTTAAAATTGTTATTTGTTACTTGTTCATCTTGCTCCTCTTTGGATTCTTTTTTGTTTAAACCTTTTAAATAGTCAACTATAAAATATACTGTAGATCCCAGCATAAAAATTACAATCAACTCATACAATACTCCTAAATAGAATGAAAGAGTGTCTGGTTTGTTCATTAGTTCTAATCCAATTAATTGAAATTCTGTAACACTTCCAATAAATAATACTGTTGCAAAAAGAATCAGAAATAATTTAGCTAATTTTGAAAATATATTCATTTTGTTTAAATTTAAGAAGTTGCCGCATCATTATGATGGTCAAATTCATGGGTTAATAAAGATTTTATAGGTCTATTGGCAATTAGTTTCAAAACTTGTTGAATTGTGTATGGCTGAAAATCAGGGTTTCCATCAATTCCAACGTCCATCATTCTACCAGGGCCAACTTTGAATTGGTGGGGCGTATGAATATGTCCGTGAACATGCATAACTCCCTGACCCATATCTTGCCAGCTTGCCAATGGGTAGTGGCTCATTACAAATCGATGTTTTATTGCCGAAGCACCTTTAACTGGTGGTGGCATTACGATTGTAACCATTCTCTGCTCGTTTACTGATGCAAAAAGGTCTTGAACATCTCCACGGTTGTTAAGAATGTGATGGTCATGATTTCCTAAGAATAGGTGAATGTTCTTACAGTTCAGTTTGTTTCTAAATTCTACAATAGAATCAAAACCACCAAAGCTCCAATCACCCAAGTGAATCAGGATGTCATTCTCTCCGACCAACATGTTTATATTATCCTGTAGGTCGATGTTCATCTGGTTCAACGTCTTGTAATCTCGAGTACCTCGGGCACCATCCCATTTGCTAACTCCTCTACAAATGTTTGTATGGTTGTAATGGGTGTCTGAAGTAAAAAAGACTCTTTGTCCTGGGTTAACTACTATTTTCATTTGTTTTAATTTGATATGTAAATATAATCAATTTATTTTAATCCCGAAACATTTTTATGTTAATTTTTTGTTAAAGTTATTAACAATTTATTCGTATCGCTCTGTTTTTTGAGATTCTATCCAGTCCTCTTCAGTGATTGGTCTTTTATCATAAATTGATTGAGCAACTATAAATCCAAGACAAAATCCAGTTAATAGGATTATAAAGATAATCCAGTTTGTTTCATTATCCTTACTCATGATTCTAAACTATCAGGATAATAAAGTAGAGTTGGGTTCTTCTTTTGAATATCTACATCAGGATATTGTGATTTGAATTGTAGCACATCAAATCTTTCGGTGATTACATGATAACCATTCTTAGTTGGAATAGTTGTAATAACTTTATGTCCTCCAACTGGCTTACATAATTCGATAGCCAACATAATTCCGGCAAGTTCCTCCAGATCTTTTGTATCAACATCAATAATCCATCTCTTCTCTTGCGTTTTGATTTGTCCAACTACTGAATCAAATAAACCCTTTTGGTTGTGATTTCCATCTTGGATCTTTTGAGCCAACTGGACCATCATATTTAAACTTACATCATGATGATTTTGTTTTTGAACATGAATATATGCTCTCGCTTTAAACATTTCACAGAGTTGAACTATTTCATCCCAGCGACGTTCTAGATGATCGATACTCTCGATGCAATAAGTTTTAATAGTTCTTACCGACTGGTGATTATCGCGTTCTCCTTCCGGTTGATCCTTCTTACGCTTAAAAATATATAGCATATAAAAATCACCTTTATTTTCATAGTTTAGGAGTCCTTTGATTTGTTCTAAATTGTTTAACATAACTATAATTTTACGATTGATAATCTATTAGCATCAACTACCTTTTCAAGTTTTTCAAGGGCTACGTATGATGTTACTAGGGTTGTTCTAAAGCATAAGTGATGTTCCCCATCTAAAAGAATTGCATAATTCCCTCCACTTAATTCACTAATTGCAACGTTTGCCTTTACTCTAATCGAATCTACCATTCCGCTAACCTGTTTCTCTAATTCTGTCATTTTTATATCTGTTTTAATTATAATGTAAATATAAACAAAAAACTCCAGACCCGAAAATCTGGAGTGTTAAATTTATGTTAAAGTTATTAACAATTTATAAGAAAGTTATTTCATTGGTTTCAGGATCCCAATCGAATGTTATTGGTTTATTCACATATTCATATCTTTCATTCAGGATAGAAGCATTAAAGAAATGAGTTCCATTATGAAACTTATAACCATAACCACCATGAATATGTCCAAATACATGAATCTTTGGTGGTTGCTCATCTACTTTAACTCTAAGTAATTCGCATCCTAAATGTGGTTCATTATATGGAGGTCCACTAACATCTAGATGATCTTGTGGCGGTCCGTGAGTGATCAAAATATCAGTGTCCTTTGGAATTGCAGCCCATTTTGTCATTAACTCATCTCCTCTTCTCGGTAGGTTAAATGCCCAATTATAGAATTCAGGCTGCCATGGACTACCGTAGATTTTAGCAGTTTTTACATTTGGTGAATGCGGATCTTCATCTCCAACTATAATCCAATCATCTTGTAAATAATCAATCCATTTATAGGAAGTATAAATCTCGCTTGCCATTTCTGGATCAGTTTCAAAGATTCTATCATGATTTCCTGCAATAAAAACTTTATGCTCGTATTGTTCTAAACCATCAAACCATTTACAAAATCTGTAAATATCTACTGGATTTCTACCAGAGTTCATAATGTCTCCGGCGTGAAGTAATAAGTCTCCTCCAGGTAAATCCTTCGGATCATAACTTAATTCGTCGTGTTTTGTGTGCGTGTCGCTTATTAGAGTAATTCTCATCCTTTTATGTATTTGCGTATAAATTTAGTTTCTGTCCGATTAAGTACAATAATGTATTTTCGGTGGTTTTTTGTCTGGTATACTTGGTACCTTGCGGTGCCTTCATAGTGCCATTCGTTTGTGTAACTTGTTTCGGTTATTCTCTGTTCAATACTTTTACAAGAGATTGAAACGAATACTAAAATCATGATTAATTGTTTCATTTTTCTATTTGTTTTACCCAAAGGCTTAAAGACTTAAGTTATATTCAATATGCTTTATTTTGTTTCAATTAACTCTACAAATATACATAAAAAAACCCAGACTAAAAAATCTGGGTTGTTAAATTTATGTTAAAGTTTTACTCTTCATAAAAAAGGTATTTTTTCCATTCCTCTGGGATATGGTCGACTGATTTTAATAACATTAAGTAGTGAGGTCTTCTTGGCTGTGGAATCTCCTTACCAAACTCTTCTAAGCTTAAATCTGCCTTTTCACCATTGCATTTCTTACATGCAGTTACTAAATTATCCCAAGTATTTCCACCGCCTTTAGATTGTGGAATAACATGATCGATTGTTAAGGTTCTCCAGTTATTATCTCCACAGTAAACGCATTCGTGTCCATCTCGTTTAAATACATTCTCTCTGGTTAATGGTACTTTATGGTGATGCGTATTTACATACTTTGGAACACGGATCACTGATGGTTTGTAAATTACAACCTCTGGATCGCACATATTAAACATACAATCATGATCTTCAATCACTACAGCATTGCCCTTATACACTACGACAAATGCACGTAAGCTACTTATAATACTTCTTGGCATATAGCTCGAGTCGAGCACTAGGGTTTTTGTGTACTTATTCATTTTGTTTAAATTTGCACGGATAGTAGGAGTCGAACCCACAACTAAGCTTTTGGAGAGCTGTATGATACCATTTCACCATATCCGTAAGTTTGTATTTCTAGAGGGATTCGAACCCCCATCTACTGATCCGTAGTCAGTTGTTCTATCCGTTGAACTATAGAAATAAATAAAGAGAGGTTTCGGGTCTTTCATGGTTTCTGGTTAAATGCAATGGGTGACGCCAGACTACTCCAAACCATTTTTCATCTATTAATACACTCTACCTTTTAACTACAGCTTCACTGCCTCTCTTTTTAATCTAATCCCGTAGATTAGAAGGGCAACTTTAGGTATTGCCTTTGCAAGAATAAATCTCTGACCAGGACCTTCTCCATTTTGGAGATGTCTAGGGTGCTAGATGGGTTTCGATCCCATTACCTCCTGAACCACAATCAGGCGCTCTTCCTATTGAGCTACAAGCACCATATAACTTGGGAAATGGAGGGATTCGAACCCACGTGACCTACCGTTGTCTCATTTCCCGTTCGTACCGAATAGTGGAGTTGAACCACTCTAAAAATGGATATGAGCCATTCTTGATCCCGGATCATTCGGCATATTGCGGAAAGCAGAGGTATCGATCCCCATACCTTAAAGTACGATTCGCTTAGCAAGCGGTCCTGAATCCTATTCAGTTTACTTTCCATTGTGGAGCCTGTGGGTATCGAGCCCACTCCTCTAGATTTTCAGTCTAGCGCAATCACCTGATCTGCCAAAGCTCCTTGCCTTTTTTAGGGTTTTTGATAGAACATTAGAACCCAAGGACAGTACGACCCATAAACTAATTGGTGCCGCCGGTAGGACTCGAACCTACGAACTCCGAAGAGAGGAGATTTACAGTCTCCGGCAATTGCCACTATGCGACGTCGGCAAATATCCAATTTTGATAGGCTCATCTGATAATATGTTTCAATTACCCAGCACTTGAGATTGGCAACTCCCTGTGCACCTTGAAGGATTCGAACCTCCGACCCCCTCGGTGTAAACGAGGTGCTCTAAACCAACTGAGCTAAAGATGCATGGAGCTTCATAATGTTCACAACTAATAACCATATTGGATTATTCATTTACGTCTGCAACAGCTTTTAACTGAGAGATTGCAGAATTGTGTATGAAGCATATATTAGTAAACCTCTTTTTGTTATAATAAACATTGTTAGTTTATTGTGACAATTTTTAGTTTATTGTGACCCCGGCGGGCTACGATCCCACTACCCCCGAATTAAAAGTTCGGTGCTCTACCGATTGAGCTACGAAGTCTGGTGTAGGCAATTACGTTTTTAAAGAACTAGAGCCAACATTAAAACTTTTAGTAGCGGGTGGCCGAATCGAACGACCCTTCATTCGGCTTATGAGACCGATAAGTTCACCAGAACTTTAACCCGCAATATAGTGTCTTTACATGGGATTCGAACCCATACTCTTCCGGACTTATATGCCAGCGTTCCAAACCACGTTAAACTACGTAAAGCAATCAATTAAAATTACAGAAATAGTGACGTCAAATCTCTTTAAGCTATATGTAATCTTAATCGTTAGGAAGATTTTGCTGATCAGGCATCTTCTTTGTAATTATGATTGGATTCGAACCAATTTCAGCTTTGCCATAAAGAGTGTATTTCAACTCAACCTTGGGGAGGTGCTTCCAACCAATGGACTCATAATCATTTGGAGCAGAGATAGGATTCGAACCTATAACCTAATCCGGCCTATTACCGGTTGCACGTCCAATTGTGCTTCAACGCTCATATTTGCGAAGTGAATGGATTCGAACCATTTGTCTGTACTTGTACGACTTTAACCAGACCACTCCTAGAGCTGCAGCTCTGTTATAACTTATGCATCGACCTCAATGCTTTCCCTTTGGCTATTACGGATAATGGAATCGAACCATTACTCTTTAGAACTCGTGTTCTTCAGTTACCTATGCGTTTTACTTTAAGCTGCCTTATTGCTAAGGTTTCGAAGCGCATCTTTGATTAGGGAGCGACCCTATCTCTAACGTCTTAAAGTAATTCTAATTCTATGCTTCCGTCGTCACATAAGGACTATGAATTAGTAACAGTCTCCTCGATGTTATGACAGGAATCGAACCTGCTACGGCAACTACTTTTACGCACCCGCTCTACCAATGAGCTACATAACAAACTTAGTCTTTTCCTTACCTCTTAATAATTACATTGCCAGTCCGATGTTACTGTCGGATGCTTACCAATCATACTGGAGCAATTATCACATGGAGCAGATGGAGAGAATCGAACTCTCATCTTCAGATTGGAAGTCTGAAGTAATGACCATTATACGACATCTGCATTTTTTTTACCAAGATTTCAAATAACGTTTGTTTTAATTTGTTATGTAAATATATTAAAAACTTTTGATATAAAAAAATATTTTAGCAATTATTTTTAGAAAGTTATTAACAATTGTGGTCCATCTAGGATTCGAACCTAGGACCCTCTCGTTATGAGCGAGGCGCTCTACCAGACTGAGCTAAAAGACCTTATTGTTGTCCCTGGAGGACTCGAACCTCCACCGCGTGGACCAAAACCACGTGTCCTGCCATTAGACGAAAGGACAATATATCGTAGTCAATACTGGACTCGAACCAGTGACCTCCTCGGTATCAGCGAGGCGCTCTAACCAACTGAGCTAAATGACTAGAAATAGAAGGTCACCGATATCACCTTCTGTGGTAACTTTCCAGAGTATGGAGGTTTCGAATTCTTTTATGTCTTGTTCTGAAAGACTCAACGACTGTTGCATCGTTTCCGCACGTTGTTACTTTACCTTGAACGCGAATCGGTTTTAAGAAGCGGTCCCACGGAGAATCGAACTCCGAACTCAGCCGTGACAGGGCTGCATTATAGCCGTTTAACTATGAGACCAATTGTAGTCCGCCGGGGAATCGAACCCCGCTTACCAGGATGAAAACCTGGCGTCCTAACCGATAGACGAGCGGACCATTAATTGCGGACCAGGAAGGATTCGAACCTTCGACCTAACGGTTAACAGCCGTTTGCTCTACCACTGAGCTACTGGTCCATGGTCTAAGTAGCAGGACTCGAACCTGCGATCTCTACATCCCAAATGTAGCGGATTACCAACTTTCCCATACCTAGATAATTTGGCGGCTCGTATGGGACTCGAACCCATGACCTGCTGATTACAAATCAGCTGCTCTACCAACTGAGCTACGGAAGCAAATTTTAAAAAATCTTTCTACCTAATCTCCATCCTTCAGGTATTATATCACCTTTATTGATTTTCTTAGATTCATTTTCATTTGTTATCCAACACTTTCCATATTGGGAGTTATTAGATCCTTTTTGTTTAGCAGAATTAGATGCTCCTAGTTTTCTTTTTGTTTCTTCTGAATGAGTTTTACCTGTAAATGATTTATTACCAATTCCATATTGATTACCTAAATTATTAGTAATTCTAGAATCAGATATTTTTTTAAAAAAATCTTTATCATTTTTTAATCTGTTGATATATGATTTTCTACCAGATTCTTGTGCATTTTTTCTATGCTCTTCATTAGAAAAACCTCCACTACCACCTAGTTTTAGATTCATACATAATTCTTCATTTAAAAGTTCTTCATTAACTATTTCCATTTCTCTAACTTTTAAAGAATTTCTATCAGGTAAGAATTCTAATATTTCACAAACATGATTGTCTTTACCGTGTTTGTTAATTGAATACCAAAGTCTTTTGCCTGAACCAACATAACCATCTTCTAGGTTATCTGTTGAATGCATTCCAATATAAAACTTGTTTGTAATAATACATGTAGTTTTATAAATGTAGTGGTATTTCCTTCTTTGAGCTCTTTCCATGGATATTTAGATATTTTTCTATAATCTATATATCCATGGAAATGGCAAAAAGTTTCACAGTACTCCCGGAGAGACTCGAACTCTCAAACCTATTGGCACTAGATCCTAAGTCTAGCGTGTCTACCAATTCCACCACAGGAGCAGTCCCGGCGGAGGATGTAGGATTCGAACCTACGGGACCCTTTCAGGTCCACTGGTTTTCAAGACCAGCGCGATCGACCACTCTGCCAATCCTCCTTAATTTCTATGCCAAGATGTCAATGAACATTTGTTCTAAATTTTGATATGTAAATATAATCAAAACTTTTTAAACCCGAAACTTTTAAATGTTAAATTTTTGTTAAAAGTTTCTTTTTGAGTCCGGTGTTGGAATCGAACCAACCTTCCTGAGTTTGCAATCCAGTGCCTAACCAATCGACCAACCGAACCTATAAAATCAAAAAAGGACCATTCATTTCTGAAAGGTCCTTTTGAATATCTTATATGTTAATAGATTAACTCATACTAACATGTTTGTTTTCAAAAGAACCGTCTTGCTTCCAATCCGAATTGCTAAAATTCCCAGGATACTGGCCACATATCGGGTTTCCTGTCGTAAGGACTGGTTGTTCCATAATGATATGTTTTTGAATTGTTTGCATTTTAATTATTTTGTTTGTTCTAATCTATATATAAGATTTAATTTTCTTATGTATATTATAGATGTATATATCTATTTGTTTCAAAAAATTCAATGTTAATTTGAATTATTTTTAATTTATTTTTAAAATAGTTGAATTCCAATTGAATTTGACCACTTTACCAGAATATCTCCGTGACATTTATTAGGTTTACACCAACATCCAAGAGTTTTTCCTTGTAGTTCTATCAAAGAATTAAATAGTGTTTCATTTTCTAGAAGATATTTCTCATATTTTTCTAGGGCTTCTGCTCTATTCTTAACCCTAAATTCTGCAAGGGTTCCTTCTTTATGCGAATATGGATTTCCCCATTTTGAGGGTCTACCGATATAAACATCATAAGGTTCTTTTTTAAGATGAACTATCTTTGTTTGTTTCATTGTGATCCGAGAAGGATTCGAACCTTCGACCTACTGCTTAGAAGGCAGTTGCTCTATCCAGCTGAGCTATCGGACCGTTGTTTTAAATTCGTTATTTTGAATTCATTAATTATATATTAGAATCAACTTTTGTTTCAAATTCTTTTATATGTTTACAATTCCCTCGGCGGAATGTAGAGGCTGGACATGTACAGCTCCAAACACCCCGATGGAATTTAACCAAATAGGTTGACTTTCCATTTGAAGATGGAACATTGAATTCCATATCCTTTTGAGGTTCTGCCTTCAATTCTGTTGATGTGACACCTGATTCAATTATTATATCATCATCAAACTCTATATCATCTCGGGTTGTTCCATCTTCCACAGGAATCCAACCCGGACATATGAATAGACCATTTATTGTTTTAACAAGAGCAAAGTCCCTGAATACTGGGTGTCGAGGTATCTTATATTTAGCCATTATCGCTCTAAGATTACAAATTCACCGAATGCATTATCAAATACTTCCAATAAGTGTTCATAATCTCCACTCATCATTTCATTAATTAGGGCAGCACCCTGATCTTTCCAACCTAATTGTTTTGCAAATCGTTTAGCCATTGCCATTAAGGCATATGCATTACCGTCAGGTCCTGTTAGATCTATAATAATTAGTCCAGTTTTTTCTTGTTTCTCTCTAATCATCTTGTTTTAATTTGATATGTAAATATAAACAAAAAACTCCAGACGGTAAAATCTGGAGTGTTAATTTTTTGTTAAAGTTATTAACAATTATAGGTTCATAATATGCTTACTTCCATCGCTCATGCTATATACAATATGTAGCGGTTTCAATGAATGCTCTTGTGCATTTAGAATCTTTAAATATTTACTCCCCTTTCCAGGTTTTAAGTATGCAACTGTCATGTGTGGATGGTAATCCGGATAATCTGACGAATATGGTAATTCACATAGAGATTTATTTGCTGCATGTAAATTGTCTCCCTTAATATCAAATTTAAGTACATCAAAATCTGCATTTTCAAATAGTGATACATTATGTGCTAAACATTTTCCAAAATCAAAGCCATCCAGCTTTTCCCTTACCTGCTCTAACGATACATCTGGTTTTAAACCATATAATAGGGTACAGTGTGGTTCGGTTTCTAATCCGTATCCTCCATTTTTATCTGCATGATAAATGTCCTCTGGGCTGATTTCTTTATGAATTTCTTTCATTTGTGGAAAGTCAAAATATAGCATTGCACAATTAGAATCGTAAGTTTGTTTTTCAGCCTCATTCATAAACTCTTCAAATAATTTAATTCTTTTCATACTAGTTTGGGTATTTTACCATTGTATTTCTTGTTAAACTCTTGTCTGTGTTTTTTACAAAACCTAGACCTTTATAAAATTTCTCTAATCTCGAAACTGATGTTGCTCCAAAATCTTTTGATGGAGTTAAATATATTGGTTTATTTTGCGCATTTGCAAATGCAATTATTAAATCCATAACCTCGGTTCCTATTCCTTGTCCTCTCTTTTCTTTAGGTATTTCAATTCTTGTTAACTCAACATAATTTAGGGTATTAAATACATCCAACTTAATTCCAAACTTACCCTCCAAATCTTTAAGGACCATTTCCTCATTTAAGAACTCTTCAAAAAGTTTAACCTTTTTCATCTATTTCTTTTATTTTATTAATTGCCCAATCGACTCCTTCGTCTCCTCCCCAAATTAACCATGCAACATATCCATTGTCTTTCCATGGAGTTGATTTTAATTCTGGATCTATTTCTGAATTCTTTCTATGGCGATTAAATTGCGCCATTCTACTAATAACATCTCTAGAAATCTTTTCACCTTTTGCTAATTGATTTGCTCGCTGCCATCCAACTGGAGTTCCCGCGGTTACCTCGTCACGACCATATTCATCTCTCCAATCAAGTGCTTTCTTTGCGTTTGCTTTTGCTGCAGCCGGATAATCGTTGTACGTTTCCTCAGATTCATTAAGTGACTCTTCAACCTTGTACGGTAACTTTTTATCATGGCCTCCTGCTCTAACCTCTTTTGCCAAATCAGCATCTGCGTTTTGCCAAGTACCATCTCCTTTTTCAAGGAAAGCATTTACTCTTGCATAACCCCAAGCCTCTTGACTAACTCCAGGTCGGTGACTAGAATTCCAAGCTCCCATTCCTCTACGCATTACAGCTCTAAGTATTCCAATTGGAACTCCCGATTCTTTAGCCTTTGTATCAAGTGCTTTGTTGATTGCTGGATTATCTAATGCCTCTCTAGAAGTTTCCTTCTCTTCAGCTTCTTGAACAAATTTTGGAGAATTATCATGTCCACATTCGTGACAAACATAAACATCGTCTCCACCCTCTTCAAGTCTCCATTTCCAACCACACTCGTCGCACTTTACCTGGTTTGCCGAAAATTCTTCGAATGTTTTTAGTTTTTTCATAGATTATATATCGCAGTATTAATGTGAATCTCCTACATTGTTCTTTTCACCATAAATCAAATAGTCTGGATTAATCACTTTCGCAACTTTTTGTCTTTCACCAGTAACATGTTTGATTACAATTCCTTCATGAGGTACTTTAGTTCCTTCAATGAAATTATTAAATACAAAACTATCTTGTACTTCTTGGTTCCATAAACCATCGTAAAGTACTTCAACGTGTGGAAGTTCTAATACATCTTCAATGATATATTGTGCCAATTGGGTATCAGCATATCTACCATCGATTGTGACATCGAATCCAGCAAATTTGATATCGGTTAAACCATATTCATAATTCTTTTGAATTCCTGCGCCATAGATTTCACCATACAATACAAATCCTCCACCAATTTCCTCAACATCTCTAGTTTTAACAACATCCCATAATTTTTGTTTGATACCATACTCTTCGGCAATAGTTCTCCAAACATCAGTTGAATAGAATCCCTGAGAATCGCTTCCTTTCTCCACGTTATGAGAACCATAAACATATTCGTATTGAATCCATTCGCCAGCAAGTCCAAAGAATTTCTTTAATTTATCAAAGAATGATAGTTTATTTTTACGAACAATACCAAAACGTGCATTAGTACCATGAATTTTTCTGGTGATTTGAACACCATCCTCTTCTGTGAATAATCCAGCAACATTCTTTAAGTTCGGAAACTTATAGTAAACTGTAAAATTAGGATTAGATTGGTAACGAATCTTTTTACCGTTTGATAATTGAACTTGTTTTACAGGTGGTTCGAACTTAGTAATACCAAGTTCTTCCATTAGGTCTCTACCCTCTCGGATACTTGATGCTTTAATATGTACCACTGGAATGATTAAACATTCTGAATAAACTCCACGTAATTTTACAGTACGTACTCTTTGACCTTTACGTAAGTATGAAGTTACTCCCATTTTATCTGACAATTCTTGTGGAATTACAGCATCTGTAGTTGCGATAGCTACTAGGGAACCTGGATTGAATTCACCCTTTTTAGTGATTGCATTCCAGCCACCAACAACTGCTAATTCAATGTTATCAGCACCTTCAATTGGTCTGATTTCTGTGATTTGCCCTACATAGCAAACTGAATTTTGATTTTCCATCTTATTTTTTATTTAAGTAATGATTCTATTTTTTCTATGAAGTAACCAGCGTATGTTTTACCTCCAACATTAAACTCCTTTAATTCGGTTTCAGTATATTCCCTTGAGAATGTTTTCCAATCATATATTGTAAAAATATCTCCTTCAAAAGATACCACCCATTCAACTTGAACTTTGCCGTCTCCCGATGGTTCATTGTATGTAGGTTCTCCTAAGATTTCTAGCAATTGACTATATGTTGCATTGATATAACCTTTTAATGATGAACCAACTGTTAAACTATCAGCTTGTTGAAAATCTAGTACTTTAATTTTTTTCATATTGTTATTGTTTTAATTAGATATGTAAATATAAACAAAAAACTCCAGATTAAAAAATCTGGAGTGTTAAATTTTTGTTAAAGTTATTAACAATTTCTACTTGAATACCTTTGACGATAATTCCTTTCCAAATTTTGCTTCGAGAGCTTCAATTGCACTCTTTTTATCTTTAGGGCTCAACGCTTTAAAGTTTGCCTCTATTCTATCATTATTAGCCACTGCATTTTTATACTGAGTACCATTATCTATGTACTGTGCATAAAAATCATATGAAAATGCATACTTTAAGAATTTCTCAAGGTCTGACATATATTTCTCCTCTAAGACTTTAATAAGTTCAAATGATTTGATTTTCTTTTTATTCAAATAGAATTCCCACGAATCCATGTTCATTCTCCATTTTGAAACCATATACATGTGAATAACATCGCCACCTGAAAGTGTTGCTTGGAACTTGATTCCCTGGTCTGTCGACTGGTCTTCAATATCTTTAATCCATTTTTTATCATTAGTTGGTAATACTCTTCCAATAATAAATTCAGCATCCGTCATCATCTCTTCTGGCGTTCCCCACTTACCTTTACTCAATTCAGAGTAGGTTGTGTACTTTTCAAATGTCATTATTGCTTTTTTCATATTCTATATATTATAGTTTAATTTCAAACCTTTGTTTCATTTTGTCCAAGGTTTCTTGAGGAACTCCGTGAACATTAACTCCCTCATGTCGGTTTTCTACAATTAGAGAAGTTACTCGATAACCCCATTCTTTTGCAAGGTTATAGTAAACTTCCATTTCCCATTCTTGAGTAAACGTATTTGAAACGATGATTGTACTATTATATCCAGTTGTGTGATTCATTAACATTGCATGTTCCACTGAACTTTGACACCATTGGTGTGCATCTTTGATTTTTGCTACATCAAATTTGTATTCTCCATCGACCATGAAAAACATATCAGCTTCAAAATGTGCAGTTCCAGCTCCACCAGCTCCTAACAATTTTGCAGTTGTCGATTTTCCACTTCCAGGTAATCCTCTTAATAGTATTAAATTTTTCATTTGTTTGTTTTAATTATAGTGTAAATATAAACAAAAAACCCCAGACGGTAAAATCTGGAGTGTTAAATTTATGTTAAAGTTTAAATATTTTTTCTAGAATTGATAGCCTAAATATTTGAAATTTGGTAAGTTTTGATCCCCATAATTTAGAATCGCTTAAGTTATCATAATCATCATATAACGGTTTTCTTAAATAAAAAATATCGAACTCATCTATTGTTAATTTTTTAACAGTTGTGAGATTTGGAAATCTCAACATAATTGAAAATAGTGAACTAGCCCTATGGTTTATAATAAAAGTTGCAATATCAATACCCCAGCTTTCATTACCATCATGTAGATAAACATTCAAGAGTTGAAATTTATAATTCCATCTCCTAGTAATCCACGATATTTTATTCAATAACTTCATGCTTTTTAATTTTATATTGGTTTTTATAGTCCTCAATAAATCTTTCTCCAACTCCAATCTCATCGATGATATACTCATCTGGAATCATGGGCTTTCGGGCTCGACCATTGATAATTTTATCGGGTGTTTGTTCATTTGGAAATACGGTCATGTATTTTGTTTTTGAACGCTCTGATTTTCTATAAACTACAACTACCATTATGCTACAGATTCTTCGATGATTGCTTTACCGCGACGAATACGATTCTTAATTGTTTGAAGAGGCAAGTTATGTTTCTCTGCAATATCTTCGTATTTCATTTCATTAATCAAACGATCTACAATAATACCTTTGTAAGCCTCTTTTAATGAATCGATAGCTTTAAGAGTTTTACCATACTTCTCCATCATTTCATTATCTTCATCAATGAAATCCTGTTCAGTTTTCATTTCGTAATCCTCGAATGCACCTTGCAATCCTGTAGTGAATTCGCCAGCTTCATTAATTTCTACACCAAACTCTGACAATTTATCAAGAGATGATTGTTTGTTTCGGTTGCTAATATGTCCCAATGCATCGTTGAACGCAATACGATACAACCAAGTTGTGATTTGGTATTGTGGATCGTACTGATCGATTTTAGTCCACATTTTTGTTAATGTGTTAATAGCAATATCTTCTGCTAATTCTCTATCTTTGACAATTTTGTTAACGTAAGATGTTAGTCCCGGTTTAACTTTGTAGAATAATGCTGTGAAATCTGCGTCTGAACGTGTTTGCAAAAAGTTTTCTGTTAATTCTCTGTAGCTTGCCATAGATGTTTTTGTTTTTATTTGTTTATTAATTATAGTGTAAATATAATCAATTTGTTTGAATCGGTAAAACTTTTTATGTTAAATTTATGTTAAAGTTATTAACAAGTTATTAACATTTTACTGGTTAACCTCTTCGAAGAGGTCAATAAGCTTAGTAACTTCAACTGGCTTATATTCCCAGTTATCACACGCGCAATTGATTACTCTTGCTTTATGGTCTGTTTTGTATTTAGAACTTGGATGTCCTATAATAGAATAGCTTCCTTTAGATTTATTTGGCCAATCGACTAGGGGCCAATACGACATTACTACGTTCGCTTCAGGATGCTCTTCTATAGAGTTATATAAAAATTCTACATCATCAAACCCTAGAGTTAATGCGATGTCGGCGGTTGCCTTGTCATATTCACCACTAATAACTACAATATCTCCATTTAGATTCTTAATAAACACCTCAGTAGTTTCTGGATCCCATGCAAAGTTACCAAGAACATATACAATATCCTCAGGAGAAACAACTGAATTCCAAGCATTAAGAAGTTCTTGGTTCATTTCATTCAAGGATTTGAATGGTCTTTTATAGGCTTTAATCGCCCCTGGTCTACCAAATTGTTGGTTTGATGTTACAAATACTTTCATTTATACGATTGCAAATTTTACATTAAAATTATCCCACAAGTTTTGTAGGAATCTTTGTTCATTAACTGCCGTAGCTCCATTTGATATTTTACCCTCATCAGAAGTATCAATAAACATATAAATAACAAAATCATATGCCGTAGAATATACTAATGCCTGTCCAAATCCTTCTCTAAGTGCTGAACCTCTATCACCTTTTTTAAATTCAATGGCAATAGTTACACCTTCGCTTTCAATGGTCATATCTGGGCGATTTTGAGTACCCATGAACTGGATATGTTTCACGGTTGTGTTAACATTTCCCTCCCACTTAATCATTGTTCTTGCCTTTTCTTTGGCAAGTCCTCTGCTAAAGCCCTTTTTATCCATGATATACTCAGTCAATTGAGTAAGAAGGTGAGGATAGATAAATTGTTTTATCTTATCCTCACTCTGAGACTTATAGTCAATTGTTTCGAAAACATCACGAGTTGTGATACCTTCTTGGATAGCTTCTAGCAGATCTAAACGTTTTTTAGATTTACTCGCTAATTTCATAATGATTATTTTGCTAGTTCTTCAACTTCAACAGTTGGTTTAGAAGCCTGCTCGATAGCAACATCCAATTCAGCTAATTGAACGTGTTTCTCTTGAACAACTTTATTGTCATCTGCCATTTCTTTCAACGCTTCAGAGATTTGAGCTCCTACATTTGTTAAAAGACGTGTAAATGTTCTTGCAGCCTCAATACCAGTTCCAGTGATGTTAGTTAATACTGTGTAAAGTGTGTTGATTTGTAAGTTGTTTAATTTTACAACTGAAGTTTTCTCTTCTGCATTTGCATTAATTCTTTTTTGATCTGCAATAGAATCGTAAAGATTAATCAAGAAAGCCGCATTTTTAATGTTCCACTCATAACTCTTGTCAATTTGTTTTAAAATTGCGTTGATGTTTTGCGTGTTTTCCAAATCTACAGAATATTCTCGAGTTGCCAATTCTGTCTGTGCCTCGTTAACTTCAACTTCTAATTGAGCACGTAGGTCTTTTAATTCTTTAATTGATTTTGCTTTCGCCATGATTATTTGTTTTAGATTTTATATATTATTAAAAATTCTCATTAGTTATTTTACAATCAAATTCAAAAAAGTTTCTAAATTGATCGTTATCCGCATTAATTCTCCTATCTATAGAATCATTTTTGTCATCTCGAACTCCCAAACGCTCTCTACGAATCTCTTCTGGAATATCTAAATAGATTACAAACAATTTGTTTCTATATTCTGGTTCAAGTAGGGTAACAGCCTCAGCATTTAGAATCATTACATCACATCGATTAAATTCATCTTTAGTTAGTCCATACTTCCAACCATTAAATTCTTGCCATTCTGCAAATTCTCCTCTTTC